TAATGACTAAGTTAGAGAAAATAGAGAAATCTAAAAAGCCTATCGAAGAAAAATTAGACGAGAGTTTCTTTAAAAAATTAAAACAATCATTAAAAAATAAAAAATAATGGAACAATACGTAAAATTCATATCGACTTTATTCGCTAGTCGCACTCAAGCTCACATATTTCATTTGCAAACAGATTCATTCGCTGCTCACTCAGCGTTGGGAACGTACTACGATGAGATAGTCGATCTTGCAGATGGATTAGTCGAAACTTTTCAAGGCAGATACGGAATCATATCAGGCTATACTAGTCCTGCTCAATTCAAAGAAGACAATCAACCTTTGACTTATTTTGAAGCTCTTTGTCAATACGTAGAAACTATGAGAAAGAATCTACCTCAAGACAGTTATATTCAAAACGAGATAGATAACGTTGTAGCATTGATAGAATCAACTAAATATAAGCTTAAATTCTTACATTAATTGAAACACATACACGAATTAAACGAAGGTGAATTCTGTCCAATGTGTTTGAAAGAATATATCTTAGAGCACATTAATAAATTGGAAGAGGCAGAGTATCAAGGCAGAGATGTTGCATTGGGAAAACCTATGGCGGGAGATGTAAAAAAATTTAAAGTTTATGTTAAAAATAACAAAGGCAACGTAGTAAAAGTAAATTTTGGTCAAAAAGGAGTGAGAATAAAAAAGAACAATCCAAAGAGACGCAAGAGTTATAGAGCAAGACATGGTTGCGATACGAAACCTGGACCTCGTTGGAAAGCCAACTATTGGTCTTGCAGAAAATGGTAAATATGAAAAAAATGCATAGTCTTATACAACTTTTAGAATTAGGGGATTATTCAGCAGCCACAACGACCCAAACAGCTGTTGATCCTGAAACTGGTAAAATATCGTGGGACGTATCTTACAAACCAGATTTTACTTTAATACTTAAAAAATTAGACGAGGTTATAAAGAATATACAGGACGCAAAAGAAGACGAGCACATATCTGATCCAATACTGAATCAGAGTTTAAGATCTTTAAAAACAACAAAAAAAACTATTGAAAATAGAATATTAGAAAAATACCCTGAATTTTTAAAGTAGTGATTAGACTATTACAAATACTAAATGAAATTCTACAAGAAGAAAAAGCAGATCGCTGTCTTCGTATAGCTAGAAGAAAATATGATAAGCCTGGAGCTTACAGATCAGGAGCAATAGTCAGATGTAGAAAAGGCGATATTTGGAAAGATTTAAAGGAAGAAGAAAAAGAAACTATTCACAAGTGGTTCTCCAGACAAGGAGCGCCAGGTTCTAGTTCGGGTTGGGTTGATTGCAATACGTGTCGTGAAGTAGATGGAAAAAAACAATGCAAAGCATGTGGTAGAGCAAAAGGAGAAAAAAGATCTAAAAAACCTAGATGCAGACCTACCCCCTCTGCATGCAAAAGAAAAAAATAAAAAATAATGATAAAGCTTAAAAAAATTTTAACAGAAGTATCATACGAAAAATCAGGATTGAAAAATCCTAAATTAGCAGATAGAGATAAAGACGATCAAATATCTTCGTGGGAAAAAAAAGTCGGTAAAAATATAGAGAAAAACCTAGACGAAGAGGGAGATACTTATAATATTGGTATGAAAAGATATACAACATCTAAACCTACTTTATCTCAAAATATGTGTATGGAATGCGGAGGAATGATGTACGAAGATATGTGTATGGAATGTGGCTATGATGAACCAACTCAAGATTCTTACGAAGGTGGATACGAACATAGCGAAGAAGGTCCAGATCACGAAGTTGGCATGGCTCAGAATCTATTAAAAGATATCGTAAGTAATGCATCTGAATTAATGAATAAGATTGGGCAAGATGAGATAAACCTACCGGGTTGGATTCAAGACCATATATCTCAAGCTCAAAATTTCATAAATCAAGCAAATACAGGATACCACGAACTATAATATGGAAAACTTAGACATACTAAAAAAATTATTGCTTCAAGAAGAAGAGCAGGAAGATAAAGAAAGAATGGAGACTTCTCCAAAAACTTTCGAAGACGATCCTATGAACTTTATCTTGGCAAAATACGATGGTCTTAAGGAGATCATGAGTGAATTGATGTCTGAAGATTTCGAAGAATTACTAACTGGTATCTATATATTAGCGTATAAACCCACTCAACTTAAAATAGTTCTCCACAACGGTCAATATTTCTTTATGACTTTTATGGGTGAAGCATATCAAGCTACAGTTTCTGGTAAAAATTATTTTTTATTGAATACTGGAGAAAAACAAAGAGCAATGATGGCGATATCTAGATTGCTTAGATGGGGAAGTCCTTTAAAAGTCAAAGGTCCTGAAGGAGCTGAGCAAGACGCTACAACAACGGAAGAAACACCAATCGAAACACCACCAGCAGAAGGATCAGAAACAACAGGCGGTGAAGAAGGAGAAACTTTAGAAGAATCTAAAAAAAAAATAGAATTAAAAGTTTTAGAAACTCTTTTTAATTCATCGAATTTTTTATCAGAAGTAAAAAAAAGTTCAAATAACATTACTCAAGAAGAAGCTGATAAGATTTTAAAATCTTCTGCATATAAGAAATTAAATATAGTAAAAACAACTTTAGATAAAAATAATATCATTATATACGCATCAGACATATCTAAAAAAGACAGATCAACTATATTACAAAATATAGCAAAAGATACAAAAGGAAAATATATTCAATCAAAAGAATCTACTGCTGGAGCTGTGCAAAATTCTATAAATGGTAAACCATATATAATAACAATAAAAGTAACAGCTGAAGAAAAAACAGATACTGATTTAAAAGAAGGAATGTCAGTTGTATTAGCAAATATTCCCAATCTAACTCCTGCTACCCCTAAAAACGTAGAATCTATAATTAATAAAATGATTAAAGATCTTAAAAACACCGAAGGTCTAAGTGAAGTTACGATAAATAAAATAAAATCATATTTAACCACTTTAAAACTAAAATTAAAATCAAATCCAGCAATATCGCAAAAAGTATGTAGTATACTGAATGAAAATATTTCTCAAGGTTCTTCATTTCAAGTTTTCTTAAAGAAAAATCCTAATTTTAGAATAGAAAGAGGACAATTGAAAGATGAATTATTTACGAAAATTAGGAGTGCTGGATCTAAAATAACAAACCTTCCAGCTGATAAATGGTGTCCTGGGGATATATACTTTATTAGAAAAGGAAGTGAAAGCAATATTGATTCTACTATAAAAACTGCTATGTCTACAGAGAATAAAGAATCTGCTATTGCCATTTTAAATAGTATGTTTTCACCAATTCCAGATTTTAATTCTAGAGTAGATAAAAAGCATAATATAGTTGCAGTTTCATTAAAACAATCATCAGCTCAAGGCGGAAAGTTAAAATCTGTGTTTCAACAATACGAAGGAACTAATAAAGAATACAATATATCGAAAGAAGAAATGTCTCTACCAGATAAAAAATTGGCAGATATAATAATTAAAATGAGAAACGATGTAAAAGCGGCAATCAAATCAGAAAAATCTACTAATTATATATATAATCCTTGCGATATTACATCTATAAAAGATCATAAAAAATTATTAGGAAAATTTGGAGCTTATAAAGCTTTAGAATATATAATGAAATATATCGCGAAAAAAGGAGATAGTTTAGATGATGCTTTAGTCGGAATAACTGCGTACGGATTTGGAATTGTTAAAAAAGATAATATTCCAATCAATCCACCATTTTTAAAACTTATTGCTTCTTCGAAAGGTGTAGTAACTGAACCTCAATATTTTGAACCTGGTAGAACAGTTAGATTAATGAGTTTATCTGGAGATAATAAGCCTCCTCAAATTCAAATAGTTGACGGACCTGACTATGGAGGAATTGCCATATATTTGACATTAGCCCTTCAAGGATCTAATAAGCAAGGAGAAGAAGAAAAAATTAAATACGAAGTAAATTTTAGATATAATGGAGGAGACCAATTGACTATAGAATTAGGAAATCCTAAACATATAAATTAAAAATTATGATATTTGATTTACAGAAATATTTAATAGAAAATAATCTTACGTTAATGAGTAAACGAAGACTATTCGAAGATGTAGATCCAGATGAGACGCCTGAACCTACTAAAGACGATATGAAGAGCACTGATAAAGAGATGAAGGATTTAGATAAGAATAAAAAAGAACTAGCTCAGTTACAAGCTAAAGCAAAAGACATAATTTTTAAATATACAATCGATACTCCACAAGGCAGAAAAATAAAAGGCAGCATTACTGATTACAAAAAAGCTATAGGAGACATTCCTAAAAAAATAAAAGAATTAGAGAAAAAAATTAAAAAAGTAGAAAACCCAACAACAGATGATACAGATGAACAAGACTAATAATAAGATAGTTATTAATGCAGTTATAGGAACTTTATTAATTTGTGTATTGATTTATTTAGCAATTCCAAAACCTAATATGCCTACTAATTTAAAAGCTAATATAGATTCATTAACTATATCAAATAAAAAATTAATGAGATCTCAAGAGCACATGGATAGCACTATCGCATCATATGAATCTACAATAAAAGATATAGATAATCATATAACAAATATAAAAGCTAAAACTGTTATTGTGAATAAATATTATAACGATTTAGGCCAACAAGTAGATCAATATAAACCATCTCAAGTAGATTCATTTTTTAAATCAAGATACAATTACTAATGAAACAATTATTTACAATAGTTTTAATACTATTATCGCTCTCAAGTAGAGCACAAGAAGTATCGACATACGATAGTTTAGGAAATATATACTATCCAATAGAAGATACAATTAAACTTCCATATTCAGTTGCAAAAAAAGTAGCTAAAGAACTTATAAGCTGTGATAGCTCGAAAGCGATGTTACAATTGACTAAAGAGCAATTAACTTTCACAGAAAATAAAGTAATACTAAAAGATAGTATTATAGCAAACCACGTTAAAAAAGAAGACGTCTACAAACAAGTAATCACTAATCAAGATCAAAAATTCGAATTGCAAGGTCAATGGGTTAGCGAATTACGTAGTCAAAATAGAAAGCTAAAAGCTAAATTAACTATCATACAAATAGCAACCACTATCTTTGTCGGCATATTGAGTTACATATATGTTGCAAAATAGAGTATCTACCCAATAGATATACAGTTGTATTGACCGAATAAAATATATATTTATAAATTAAAGGTAATTCGTGTCAGAGCAAATAAGCATAAAAGAAAAAATAAAAGAGGAGTTTATAAAATGCGCTTCAGATCCTGTGTACTTCATGAAGAAGTATTATACGATTCAGCATCCTCAAAGAGGTCGACAATTATTTGATCTCTATCCTTTTCAAGAAAAAGTTCTTCGCTTATTTCAAAAATACCCCGATTCAGTAATAAATAAATCCCGCCAGTTAGGGATCTCTACTCTGGTATCAGCCTATTCTCTTTGGTTAATGATCTTCAATAAAGATAAGAATATTCTTGTAATTGCTACCAAACAAGACACAGCAAAAAATATGGTTACGAAAGTAAGATTTGCTTACGATAATTTACCAATTTGGTTGAAGATTGGAACTGGAGCAACAGAAAATAATAGACTTAGTTTGAGATTAGCAAATGGTTCGCAAATTAAAGCAGTATCTGCAGCTGGTGACTCTGGTCGTTCTGAAGCAGTATCTCTTCTAGTAATAGATGAAGCTGCATTTATTGATAATATAGATACGATATATACAGCGGCTAAAATGACGTTGGCTACAGGTGGTGGATGCATAGCATTATCTACTCCTAATGGTGTTGGTAATTGGTTTCATAAGACATATACAGAAGCTCAAAAACAAGACAATAACTTTCTTCCAATATCATTACCATGGAGTGTCCATCCAGAACGTCAACAAGACTGGAGAGACAAACAAGACATAGATTTAGGTAAAAGAAATGCAGCTCAAGAATGTGATTGTTCGTTTCTTAGTTCGGGTAATACAGTTATCGAACCTGATATTCTTACGTGGTACGAACAGAATATGATATGCGATCCTCAAGAAAAAAGAGGTCCTGATAAAGCATATTGGATTTGGGAATATCCCGATCCTATGAGATATTATGTTATTATTGCAGACGTTGCTCGCGGAGATGGATCAGATTTCTCAGCGTTTCATGTTATAGACATAGAGACTATGACTCAAGTTGCAGAATATAAATCTCAAATAGGTACAAGAGAATACGCCAATATACTCATAGTTGCAGCAACAGAATATAATCAAGCATTATTAGTGGTTGAAAACGCAAATATTGGCTGGGACGTGGTACAATCCATAGTAGAAAGTGGATATTCGAATATTTATTATAGTCTAAGATCAGAAGGCAATTCTGATTTCATTACGTATTTGAATAAATTTGAAAGATCTGATGGATTAGTGCCGGGTTTTACCACGTCTCTAAAATCAAGACCTCTAGCAATAGAAAGAATGAGAGATGTTATAGAAAAAAAGCTTGCGACTATCAAATCAGTTAGATTGCTAGAAGAGCTTAGAGTTTTTATTTGGAAAAATAATAAACAACAGGCTATGAATGGTTATAATGATGATCTTGTTATACCATTCGCGATAGCAATGTATCTTAGAGAAACATCGTTGAGATACAAAAAAACAGCTGAAAGTCTAACTTATAGTACGCTAAGTAATTATACAAAAACAACTGGCGATATGCCTCTTTATAACTCAAATAGTCACATGAATCAAAATCCATGGACTATGCAAATAAGCAACTCACAAGGACAAGATACTCAAGATTTAACTTGGTTAATATAATATTATGGCAGAACAACAACAAAGACAGAATAATTTATTTTCTACACTTAGAAGATTATTTTCAACAGACGTAATAATAAGAAACGATGGCGAAGGATCTTTAAAAGTCATTGACGTTGATCGTATTCAAAATAACGGTGTAATTCAGAATAACTCTCTAGTAGATAGATTTCACAAGATTTATACAACTTCTACAGCGTACGGTGTCAATCTGAATCTAGCGCAAAATTATCAATCTGCCAGGGTTCAAATATATGCTGATTATGACGCTATGGATACTGATGCAATAGTAGCATCAGCCTTAGATATTCTAGCTGACGAATGTACGCTCAAAAATGAACAGGGTGAAGTTTTACAAATCAGATCATCAGATGAGAATATACAAAAAATATTATATAATTTATTCTATTCGGTATTAAATATAGAATTTACTATGTGGGGATGGATAAGAAACATGTGTAAATATGGAGATTTTTATTTGAAACTTGAAATAGCTGAAAAATATGGCGTATACAATGTTATTCCGTTCTCGGCTTATAATGTAATTAGACAAGAGGGATATAATCCAACAAATCCAAATGAAGTACGTTTTAAATATGATCCACTTGGAGCACTTGGAACAACATCGGGATTTTCCTCCGCATATAACAATGAAGATCCCGGGGTTTATTTTGATAATTACGAAATTGCTCATCTTAGATTAACTGGAGATGTAAACTATCTACCGTATGGAAGATCTTATTTAGAGCCTGGGAGAAAGTTATTTAAGCAATACACTCTTATAGAAGATGCGATGTTAATCCACCGTATCACAAGAGCTCCAGAGCGTAGAACTTTTTATGTAAATGTAGGAGCAATTCCTCCAAACGAAGTAGAAAACTATATGCAAAGAATGATTAGTAAGATGAAAAAAACGCCTCTTATTGATCCCCAAACAGGAAACTATAATTTAAAGTATAATCAACAAAATCTATTAGAAGATTTCTTCATCCCAGTTAGAGGTGGAGATACTACTACAAAAATAGATACTGCTAAAGGATTAGAATATAACGCAATCGAAGATGTACAATATTTTAGAGAGAAGTTATTCGCAGCTCTTAAGATTCCTAAAGCTTTTATGGGCTATGAAAAAGATTTAACGGGTAAAGCTACATTAGCCGCTGAAGACATACGTTTTGCTAGAACAGTAGAAAGACTGCAAAGAATTATTATATCTGAAATGACTAAAATAGCGCTAGTTCACTTGTATGCGCATGGATATACTAATGAATCAGCCGCGAATTTCACGCTTTCTCTAACAAATCCATCAATAATATACGAACAAGAGAGAATTGCTCTATTTAAAGAGAAAGTTGCTCTTGCAAAAGATGCAATGGACGGCAATTTACTTCCTAAAGACTTCATCTATGATAAGATATTCCAATTCTCTGAAGATCAATACGCTGAAATGGAAGACTTAATAGTAGAAGATAAGAAAAAAGCATTTAGATTGAAACAAATAGAGGAAGAAGGAAATGACCCAGCAGAAACAAATCAAGTATTTGGAACTCCACATCAATTAGCTAGTCTATACGGTGGCAAAGGAGACGGTCCATTAGATCTTCCTACAGGATACGATGAAAAAAATGTACAAGATGGTCCTGGAAGACCGAAAAAATATCAATCTAAAATAGGAACAGATGCGTCAGCATTTGGTAGAGATGCTATTGGCAAAAAAGATATGAAAACTGGAATGTCTCCAGAAGATTCTTTAAAAGTACAATATAAAGGTGGACCACTTGTGTATGAAACATCAATGGCCGAATATATAAGAAACAAAGCTATGTTAGATGCGATGGGAAGAAAAACAAATTTATTTAATGGCCCATCTTTATTAAGTGAAGACAATATTAAATTAGATTTACCTTAACCGAACATATATTTATTAGCAGTATAATCTTAATAAATGATTAAACATTCAAAATATCGTAATACTGGAATTCTATTTGAATTGCTGGTTCGACAAACTACCTCAGATTTGTTAAATAATACAGATTCTAAATCTGTGAAAATATTAAAAAAATATTTCGCAAATACAGAATTAGGAAAGGAGTATAGTTTATATAGCACTCTAGTTACTAGTAAAAAACTAAGCGAAGCAAAAGCTGAGATATTAGTATCGACTTTAATAGAGCAATATAAAAAACTTGACTACGAAAAAATAAATAAGTTAAAGTATAATTTGATAAAAGAAATCAAAGCTAATTACGAATTAGAAGATTTCTTTAAAGCTAAGATTTCTAATTATAAGCAATACGCGTCCCTTTATACAATATTTGAATCTCAGAATAGCAAGTCTATAGATACAAAACAATTGATCTTAAATAAGATAACGTTATTGGAACAACTAACAGATGAATCTATCTCTGATAAAAAAGCTCCTCAATCTATCATGGAAGATTTCATGAAAGAAGATAAAGAGGTTAGATTGTTGGCTTATAAAATGTTAGTAGATAAGTTTAATGACAAATACGAAAGTTTAAGCGAGATTCAAAAGACTATTCTCAAACAATATATTAATAGCATAGCGGATACAAAATCTCTAACTACATATCTAAATAAGAGAATTAACGAAGTTAAAACAGAATTGAAAGCACTATCAAAATCAGTACCAGACAAAGTTTTAAAAATAAAATTAGAAGAAATTCTAAAACTCGTAAAACCAATAGATGAAAATAAGTCTATAAAAGACGAAACAATTGTTGGTATACTTCAATGTTATGACTTAATCGAAGAAATTAAAAGAGCAAATGTTTAAACAAAAAAAATACGAATTTAATCAACAATTCGCCACTCTTAGATTAAGAGAACCTATCAACGAAGGTCGAGTAATGTTTACTATCGATGATGAAGATATAGATCAAGTATTTTCTAATCAATTTGAAGCAGATGTTGACTATATACACGACGGTCCTGATGTGTACTATGTAACGAATCAGAATGATCTTGAGAAATTTGTTGATTATGTAGAAAGCTTAGGATTGGATTCTGATAAGATACAAATACAACAATACATGAAAGAAGAGGGAAATGTTACGGGCGGAGAAGCGTATGCGGCAGCTATGGACGTTCCATCGAAAAAACAAAATCCATTTAAAGAAGATGCTTTATCAGGTTATACACAAGATAAAAACTTTCGTCCTGGACATACTGCAGACAAAGGTGGATTTCAATACAAAGATCTTTGGGGTCTCAATGAAGCTAAAGTAATAGGAAAAACAAAATCAGGTAAAGATATTTATCTTGATTTTAACAATCCAGCTCATAAAGACTTTACAGCAGCTGATCATGACGATGCTTCATCAGCATTGTTAACAGTTAAGTCACAACCCGGAATGCGATCTAAAAATACAGTAACACCTGAGAGAAAGAAGGCCGCTAAACAACATTTTGACGCATCAAAAACAAAACAAAAAGGATTAAGCGAAGCTAAACAAGAATGGGCTGTAAATAATATAGAAGCATTGATTAATAACTATGCTACTCAAAAGGGTATGATTCTCAAACCAATAGATAAGAAACAACAAACGAATCAATACGGATCTAAAAAAACTATTTATATCTATAAATTAGGAGATAAAGACTTAATCATGATAGATGATAAAGCCGCTGGAGCTCCAAGATTAAACGATTTTATAGTAGCCATAGGAAACATAGAACCAGGAACAACTGTACTTAAAAATAGTACGTCAGTAAATAAATTTGGTTCTTGGGGAACAGAAGATATAATCAAAATGTTGGATAAAGTTTTTACAATTGATGATAAAAATTCTGTTTTGAGAGAGATGCAAGAGACAATAGACGAAATATTCACTAAGCAAGACTACGATAGAGTAATGCAAGTAGTTCAAAAAATAAAATATACTAATACTGCATTATATAATGCTATCATGGATTTGGTAGACGATATATATCCTCACGATTATAAAGAAGTTGAAAAGTTGGTTGGTGTAAATGAGAATTATAATAGATTCAAAAATGAAACAAAGACAAGAACCAATCCAGAACAATTCCATCAAGCCGTTAAATCTGTTAAACGTAAAGTAGAAGAGATTCACAAACTTTACGAATATATGGAAAGATTACAAAAAGAATTAAGTGAAGGAAACGATGGACTTAAGTATAGAAAATATACTGAGAATGCGATGCAAAAAATAAAAGAAGCTGTAAAAACTTTACACATAAAAACCAAGAAGTTAAAGTAAATGGCAAAAGCAATAGTAAGAGGAGGATCTAGTACAAAATTAAGTTTCGGTAAAAGAAAAAAAGGTTTGGCAAAAAAAAGTTATAATAAGCACAATCCTAGACCAAAAAAATATATCGGACAAGGTAGATAACACATATTTATAAGTATGAAAAACATAAGCAAACAATACGCAGATCTATTAGAAGGAAAAATGAGTAGAGACAATTTCGTAAGAAACTGTCGTCAACAATTTCCTCAATTTGTATCTCCTGTAACGTCTATAGATGACGCTATAAAAATATTAAAAAGCAAAAGAATCATAAGCGAAACTACTATGATTGATACAAATATGAATCCTGATGCAGAGAAGCAGGGTTATAATGATAACTATGATGGTTATGGTATAGAAGATTGCCCGTATACAGGAATCGACGCATCGTTGTGGAAAGACGGATGGTTGAGCGCTGAGACTGAAAAACAAGAAGAACACGACGAAGAAACGTACCGTAGAGAAACGGGAGGATACGGAGATCTTTACAATAATGAAGAAGATCAAGACAATTGGTCAAAGAGTGACGCAGACGACGTATATCCCGCCGGACACCCAGGCATGACTGAAAGATTGAACGAAGCTGAAAAAACAGAAGGTCGTTGGAAAGAAGCTACGGGTCAAGGCCGATATGATACATTTAGAGATTTAGATAATGTTAACTTTACCACTTTTTTGAGAGCCGTAGCATTTGAAGTATCTAAAGATCCGGTTATCAACGATGATAATTTGCCTGCGATTATGGAGAAAGTTGCTAAAGCAATGAAGAAAGATCCTATGGCTTATAGAGATCTTGTCATTTCTAACACAGCAGAAATCAAAAAGCAAGACGAGACTCTTAAAATGAGAGATGTTAAACCTGGCAATATGATTGATAAGGATAATGGCATGAAAGAAATAAAAGGTCAAGAAAAATATAAAGCAGATAGCGCACCAAAAACAGAATATAAGAAAGGCAAACCTGAAGGAGTAAAAGAAATGGGAATGACTCCTAAGAAAGCTCCTGGGATCAAAGCCGTAATGGACATGCCAGGTAAAGAAAAGATAATAGATCAATTGAAAGAAGCTTTAAAAAAAAGTCTAACTGAAGACACTCACCATAATTATAGACCAGGATCCGAAGTAGAAACACCGAGTGGATTTGGAATAGTTAAAGACGTTATCGGTGGAACTATCACTGTAGAGTTAACTAACGGAGAATTGATAGATTATCAAGTGAATATGTTGGATGCAATAGTTGCCAAGAAACAAAGAGACGATGCGTTTAAATCATTACCAGATCTTGGTAGTTCTGGACAAAAATGGTTGAGTGGTCAAGTAGAAGAAGGAATGAACGATCCAAAAAGAGAAGAATTTAAAGCGCTAGTAGATAAATATGATTGGTATCATGAGATGTCAGATGATGATAGAAAGCATCAAGCGGCTTTAGAAATAAATAAAAAATTAAAAGCTCTTGCTACAGAAATTGGAGAAGACATTGCTATTGAATTATTTAATGCGAAAGCTCCAAAAGACAGAAAAATAAAATCTACGAAAGATTTAAGAGAAGATAAAAAAGATAAGTATTCAAAATTAAAAGAGTATTTGAAAAAAGCTATAAAGAAAGAAGCCGTAAAATTTAAAGCTGGAGGAGAAACTATATTTACAAGTAATCAAGAAGCGGGATCTAAAGAAGCAGAATTAAAAAAAGCTGGGGTAAAATACACAAAATCAAACGCATAGAATGAATAAAGATCTTTTAATAGAATACAGTATATTCACTCCAACAAGGCAACGTCTTTCAGAAAGCGTGGCTAGTGGAAACGGAAACATGATTGTTTCTGGTTTAGTGCAAGCGTGTGATAAACCTAACGCTAATAAGAGGATATATCCGTATTCTACATTGAGATCTCAAGTAGATCTATATATGAAAGGTCCAATAACAGAAAATAGGGCGCTTGGAGAATTAGATCATCCAGAAACTTCTGTGATCAATTTAAAAAACGTTTCTCACAACATATTAAAGCTTTGGTGGGAAGACAAGAATCTTTACGGAGACATAGAGATATTGCCAACTCCATCAGGAAATATACTCAAACAATTATTCGCTAACAACATTACAGTTGGTATTTCATCAAGAGCTATGGGAACAGTGTCTCCAATAGGAGAAGGTCTTGTTCAAGTAGAAGACGATCTAGAATTGATTTGTTGGGACTTCGTATCTACTCCGTCAACGTTTGGGGCTTACGTAAGACCCGTATCAGGAATAAACGAATCGTATAATCCATCTGCGAATCAAAACAGATATGACAAAGCAAATAGAATGGTATCAGATATCATTTGTAGTATGTCAGGAGTTTGTTGTATAAATTAATTACATAAAATTTACGCTTTTACGTAAATAATCGGTATTTATTGTTACGATGCCTCGATCCCCTATTGCGAGGCTATAACACTTAATACTTATATTGCTTCTCTACAATAAGCAATCGAAACAATCAAGAAACAAAATGGAAGACATGTACAAGCAGGCGATTTTAGACGCCAAAGCAGTTCGTGCTAGCGCTATGGCAAATGCCAAAGCTACACTTCAAGAAGCTTTTGAACCAAAAATCCAAGAGATGATTCGTATGAAACTTTCCGAAGAATTAGAAGAGGACTTAGAAGAGGACGAAAACGATCCTTACACTAAGACTATCACTGCTGATCAAATGGGAACTCAAGACGAAGAATCTTGGGAAACTTCAGCAGAAGACACCGCTTATAAAATCGGTATCGGCCCAGAAAAAACTGGTGGATCTCTTGCGGAAGACGATGAAGTTGACGAAGCTTCATTAGAAGAAATTCTAGCCGAATTAGATGAATTAGCTGAAGCTGATGATGAAGATGCTAAAGAAGACGATGAAACATCTGATGATGATACATCTGACGACGCAGCAGACGATTCAGAAGCAACAGAAGAAACTCCAACTGATGACACTAAAGTGATCGATATCACTCTTGGTGATCTTAAACAAGTACTTCAATCAATGCAAGGTAACGACATGGGTGACATGGACGATATGGGCAGCGAAGAAGGATCTGAAGAGGATGCAGATGCTACTTTAGAAGAAATCAATTTGGATGAAATCTTAAACAGCTTAGAAGAAGCTAAGATGAAAGACAAGAAAAAAGACATGAAAAAAGAAGAAAAAGACAAAGAAGAAGAAACCAAGAAAAGTTTGAAAGAAGCTAAGAGCACAATCAACATCTTACGCAAAGAACTTAACGAAGTTAATCTTTTGAATGCTAAACTTCTTTACATGAACAAAATCTTCAAGTCTAAGAATCTTAGTGAATCACAAAAAGTAAATGTAGTTTCTGCTTTAGATCGTGCAACAAACACGAAAGAAGCTAAAAATATTTACGAAACTTTAAAAGAGAATATTCAACCGAAGAAATCTCAAATTCAAGAATCAAGAGGCTTCGCTTCAAAACCAGCGGGCGTAGCACCTAAGAAACCTATTTTAGAATCAGATGCTTTTGTAAGCAGATGGCAAAAAATAGCTGGTATAAAATAATTTTAAATCAAAACAAATTTTAAACAATGGCAAACTTAGTACAATCTCTACTAAACGAGTCTGCTACATCAGCATTCTCTGACCAGTTTTCAGTTGCCTCTAAACTTACAAAAAAGTGGGCAAAATCTGGTCTGCTTGAAGGTCTTAGCGACCACGACCGTTCGACTATGTCGGTGATCTTAGAAAATCAAGCAAAACAATTAGTTATCGAAGCATCTCAAACCAACGCAGGTTTAAACTCTGGTGGTGCAACTTTCACTCCCGGTTCTGGCGAACAATGGGCTGGAGTAGCTTTACCTTTGATACGTAAGATCTTTGGTCAAATCGCAGCGAAAGAATTCGTTTCAGTTCAACCAATGAACTTGCCCGCTGGATTGGTATTCTTCTTAGATTTCCAATACGGTACAACTGGTAATCCAGTATTTACAAGTGGTGCATCTGTTTACGGTACAAACACAGTAACTACGGCTTCTGGTTTTGGTAACGCGGCTGCAGGTGGTCTTTACGGAGCTGGTAAATTCGGTTATTCATTAAACGAATTCTCTGCTTCCATCCCATCAGCATCTTTTGGTTTTGTTGCAGCTATTCCTACAGCATCTTTCTCAGATGTTAACTTTGATGGTGCAATTTCTGCATCAATCGCAGCAGGTCAAGTATATAAGTTGGCTGTTCCAGTAACTTCATTACCATCAGGTTATAACAACTTGGGTGTTAGAGGATTTACTTTGAGTGGTTCTTCTACCACAGCTCTATACTCTCCAGCTAACGTATTACAAAACTACACAGCTTTCAATACTGCAGGTACAACTTTGTTCTTCTATGTAACTGGTTCTACAGGTACTGCTGCTAACGCCGCTAACATCACAGGTTCGGCTACTTTGTTCTATAACAAAGCGACTGATTTCAATACACGTGGTGATTTTGAAGATCGTACAGGTAACCCATCAGTTCCTAACGCATATTCTCCATCGTCAATCAGTATTCCTGAGATCAACGTTGGTATGAAATCTGAAACCATTTCTGCTAAAACTCGTAAGTTGAAAGCACAATGGACTCCAGAATTCGCGCAAGATTTGAATGCTTATCACGCTCTTGATGCTGAAGCTGAATTAACTGGTATCCTTTCTGAGCACGTATCTTTAGAGATCGACTTAGAAGTTATGGATTTGTTGATTCAAAATGCTCCAATCACTGAGTATTGGTCAGCTAAGGTTGGTAACACAATCGATCAAACACCTACATTATCTCAAGGTAACACTGCTGGATTATATTACACACAAATGACTTGGTTCCAAACTTTAGGTATCAAATTACAAAAAGTGTCTAACTTAATTCACCAAAGAACTTTACGCGGTGGCGCTAACTTCATGGTTGTTTCTCCAACTGTTGCAACTATCTTGGAATCAATTCCTGGATTTGCTGCTGATACAGACGGAGCTGCTGATACAATGAAGTATGCTTTCGGTGTACAAAAAATTGGTGCTTTAAACAGCCGTTACAAAGTTTACAAGAACCCATACATGACTGAAAACGTTATCTTGATGGGCTTCCGTGGAACTCAATTCTTAGAGTGTGGAGCAGTTTACGCACCATACGTTCCATTGATCATGACTCCTCTAGTGTACGATCCAAATACCTTCACTCCAAGAAAAGGTATCATGACTCGTTACGCATTGAAGATGGTTCGTCCTGAATTCTATGGTAAGGTAATTGTAGCTAACACTGAGGTTATCTAATAATCTCATAGATACATAAAAAATAAGGCCCAACTTCGGTTGGGTCTTTTTTATTCCTGTTAGTTCGATATTTATTCTAAATAGATCATCAAAACTAATTTATGGAAAAACCAAAGAAAGTTTTAAAAAATGAGATCAAATACCAGATAACACTAAATGAAGAGCAAAAAGAAGTAAAGAGGTTGATATTAGAAAATCAAATTGTAGTTATAACAGGCAGAGCAGGTTGTGGTAAAAGTTTAGTTTCGGCTCAAACAGCATTGGATTTCATATTCAAAAAACAGTTTGAAAAAATATTAATTACAAGAGCTGCGGTAGAAGTTGGACATTCTCTCGGATTCTTACCAGGAAGTTTAGATGAAAAGTTCAATCCTTATTTAGAAGCTTTTCAAGAGAACTTAATTAAGTGTTACAATAAATTAAAAATTGAAGAGCTAATAAAAGACGAAAAGATACAGGCTTTGCCTGTTCAATTTATCAGAGGAAAAACAATAGATGACGTTCTTGTAGTAGAAGAGGCTCAGAATATGACTAAAGCAGAAATGCTCGCTATTCTTACACGACTTGGCAAAAACGGAAGGATTATAATTAATGGTGACAATGAACAAAAGGATATAAAAGAGCCATTCAATGGATTAAGTTATGTAATAGAACTTTCTAAAAAGATCAATGAGATCAAATATATTAAACTCAAACACAATCACAGATCTGATTTAGTTGGAAAGATATTGGATTACGAATATAACGCAAAATAAAATATAAATAAATGGCAAACGCTTCTATATACGATGGCAATCCGCCTGGAATAGCAGGAAAAACCCCTTTTGGACTCTATGACAACGATGCTGCATTCGTTGCAAATGGGCCAAAAGTTGCAAACTTTGTTGCAAGAAAATTAGGCTATCCAGTAATGGACGTGGAATTGGATTATTTGAATATATATGCGTGCTATGAAGAAGCCGTATCTGTTTATTCACAATTGATAAATCAGTTATCTATACAAAATAATTTACTATCATTAATAGGATCTCCAACAGGATCAAATTTAAATAATCAAGTTGTCGTTCCTACTTTGAATAGCGTAGTGGATATGGCTGATGCTTACGGATCTCTTATAGGCATCGGAGGACAAACCGAATGGTATACTGGATCTCTTATGCTCACAGCTAGTCAACAAGTATACGATCTTCAGAGTTGGGGAATTAGTAATGGATACATACAACAAGGCGATAAAATGGTTATTGATAGGATATTCTACGAATCGAATCCAGCTATTAATCAATATTATGATCCATACATAGGAGGATCGATAAATTATCAAGGGGCAACAGAAAATTTTGGATGGGCTAGTTATTCTCCTGGACTTAATTTTACATTATTTCCAATATATTGGGATATTCAAAGGATTCAAGAAATTGAAATGTCTAACCAAGTTAGAAGATCAGCATTTACGTTCGAAATAGTAAATAATAAACTGAGAATATTTCCTATTCCAGAAATATCAGGAGTGCCTTTACGTATTCAATATTCTAAAAAGAGTGAAATGGCTAATCCCGCGCTCAATAGTCCTTATTCTACAAGCACAGCGTTAGTAACAAATCCATCTAACGTACCATATACGGTATTAGCGCCTAGTCAGATAAATGGACCTGGGCAGAATTGGATATTTGAATATACATTGGCTCTTTGTATGGAATTACTTGGTTTAATTAGAAACAAGTATACCACAGTTCCAATTCCTGGAGCAGAGACAACTCTAAATGGAGCTGATCTATCTACCGCTGGAAGAGACATGCAAAGCAAATTAAAAGAGCAATTAAAGGCCGATTTAACAGAATTATCTAGACCCGCATTATTAGAAAAGCAGTCTCAAGAAAATCAATCAATACAAGATACATTAACTAAAGTACCATTATTTATATATATAGGAAGTTATTTGATATTTATGATAAATACATTTTTATGGTAATATGTGAAATATGTAAAAAAGAATATAAGATAATAACACAACAGCATTTGAGTAAACACAATATCTTAGTTGGCGATTATCAAATAAAATATCCAAATTCTCCATTATTATGTGAGATGACTAGAAATAAATATAGAGAGGGAACTAAAAATTATAATAAAACATATGGTTCTCCAAATATAGGTATTCCAAAATCTAAACAACATATAGAAAATTTAAAAATTGTGGCTAAAAATAGAACAAAAGAACATTATGAAAAAATAGCTAATAATAAAGAAAGAAATGAAAAAATAAGTAAAGCTAAAAAATCATGGTGGAATAATAAGAGTA